GCTGGTTCTTTTTCTTTCAGGCGCCCTCGTATAAAGATAAAAAATAATGTATACTTTTCCAAGGTCGTAATCCCAGCAACAAAGACACTGGAAGAATTAGGACCAAATGAGTGCCGATTCCCGCAAGGTGGCGGCCCGTATCTATTCTGCGGAAAGGAAACACAACATGGATCAGTGTACTGTCCCTCCTGTCATGCCATCGCCTACATACCGCTACATGCTAGAGGTCGTGGGAAGTCATAAGGCCTCATACCCGACGCGGATATCTATGGTTAACGCGTATAGACAATACAAGACACTTGGTGTGTTATGTAGAATGTATATTGACGGAAAGAGAATACAAGGGTTCTAATATACTTTTTTGTTTGTAATTGGCAGGTACACCTACCTATATTATCAGAATGTATCTAATATAGGATCTCCAATAACTTCTAACCAAGGCATGCAGCGACGCGCCAGGTGCCCGCTGGATGGCTTGCCGCAGTCCGTGGTTCCATCCATATAACCATTTATCTTACCCCTATGTACGGCCCTGTGATGAGCCTCGCAAAGGGGTATGACTTTTGAAAACTCATGGCGCAATAGCCCAATGTTCCCGACACGGGCAATGCGCCCTATCTCTGTAATCTTTTCTGAAGGATTCACGTGGTGAAATTGGTGTTCTTTATTATTACAAATGACGCAATATGACATGTCTTTTACAGCTTTATAAAACTCCCATGTCAAATTGCTGCTCATCAATATCACCCTGTCATAGCATAAGGTGATACAAACATATGAATATATGACTTAAGTTTTTCATTCACACACCTCATCGTAAGCAGCGTTATTCCGGTCCACTTGTTTCAACGTCTCCTCGGTGTCTTGAGGAGACGTATAAATCGGTTCGTAGAGCTGGCAGAAGCTATTTGCGTGTATACTTCTTGCGCACGCTGGCAAGCTTATCAGGATCAGACTTAGCGCGAGTAGCTTCAACCATTGTCTTTTCTGCTGCGTCCACATAATCCTTCACCATGTCCTTTTCTTTTTTATACCCGCCGATGATGAACGCCATATAAATCGCAGCCACCATGCAAGCACAAATGAGTCCCAGACCATAGATCATTTAATCTTCTTAATGGCGGTCGCGCGGCCATACACGGCCAGCAGACCACCAATCAATGTCACGATTTCATCGTCAAGCCCGCCAAGAGCACCTGTGTCAAAACCAAGCGCATTAAGAACTGCGCCAGCAATGGCAATAATTGCACCCCAAACAGTCTTGGATTCTAGTAGGGACTTCGTATCGTTCGTCATTTTTCTTCTCCTTTAAGTTGCGCCGCAATGCGTTTTGCACGTGCTGGCGTTTGTTTTGCCCATTGGGATAACAGGGCATTATCTGCGGCTTTAGAATACAAGCCGTCTCTAACATAGTGCAGAGTGTTTTTGAATTGTAACAACCCAGCCACACCCATTTGGAACGCCATATTGTACAAAGCCATTTTAACATGATCTGGGTGTTTTTCCAACCATGGAAGTCGGGCATCTACATTTTCTATGACACGGTCAATATCATTTTTCAGAAGATATTCTGCTTCGCTCTGGCTTATCCCACCGCTGCGTTGGTCAATCAATCTTCCATAACCTATTGTTGCATACCCTAGTGAATCCGCATACGCAAAAGGAACGAGGCCCTCCTCTTGCTTTATGATCTCAACTAACCTGGTTTTATCTTTAAGCATTTACTCCGCATCCGTTGCCCGATGTTTGTCACGTTTCATCTCAATCTTTTCTTCCAGTTTATCGAATCTATGATCCATCTTTTGTTCAATCCGATCAAACCGATTATCTATACTGTCTTTTAATGGGTGGTTTACCGCTACATAGGTCTTAAAATCTGATAGATCGCGTTCATTTTTTTGAACATTCCCATGTATAAGGGACATAAACCAGGCAAGCCCAGCCGTTATCACGTAAATTAGGTTGTCTAGTATATGCGGAATGTCTATCATGGTGCGGCCTCGTATACTTTCAACGCGAATTGCGGTTTCTGTGTAATGTGATCTGGCATATGCGGCTTGATACCGAGCAGAGCTTTCTCGTTCCATACGATATATTCCCAATGATTTCCAGAGCTTTTGTCGTGTGCCTGTTTGAGGTGATCGAAGTTACCATCGCACAAATTCGTCATCCATTTTGCGTAACGCTCCTCTAGGACAACTACCTTATCAGGTTCCACACCAGGAGAATTTATCCATACAGCTTTTAAGACAGACATTTCTCACCCCGCAAACACACATTTCGGATAGGCGGGGGTGGGGGTTATTGCAGCGGCATTTAAAGACGCGGGTAAAGATGACCCAAAAAACCGAATGTTCACATGATATCCGTCCGATGGGGCCATGTCGGGGACAGATACGCCATCAACGATCACGCTGTTTCCTGTGGGGGCCATCACCACGCCAGTACCAAACAAAACGTCAATCGCCATCGCGTCATGACCCACCATGGTGTAAGACGGTAACTTCCCGTCTGCATCCACGCCAACGCCCGCTGTCAGAAACGCAGCTTCTGCCGCCGCTTTATTATCGAACTTTAAAAAATAATCGGTATAGCTCATGTCGTAATCCTTTGTGCTTCTGACGTTGATAATTTAACCGGATAAACCCGTAATTCTTTGATATGCCCGCTTAAGACGTTGGCGTTCAAGGTCTGGCCAATCCCCATGGTTGTCATGGTGGGAACGCCCGTGCCTGCCGCCGTATACTCGGTGCCCGCCAGATAAAAGCGCACATCGGTGTTATCCAGCGATGCGGCTTGTTTACGGTAGGTGTTGTATACACTGGTCACGCCTGTTGGCTGGTACGTTGTCCCACCCGCTGATTTCTTTTGCGCCACAATAGTTCCAGGAGTCCCCAGCGCGTTCGCCAGATGGGCAATGTTGTTCGCCGTGCCGTCCGTAAAGGAAAAGGTCCGGTTCGAGACGTTATTAATCGCCTCGTTGGTTGCCTCGGCATACATGGTCATCGCTTCGGGGTTCATAAATTCAACCGCCGCTGTGTTGCGCGTATCGGCTGCGCGCGTGACGGCCGCGTTCGTGGTCGCGATATAGGAGGTGGACTGCGTCCCGATTTCAACTTGGGCCCCGTAAAGATAAAGATTATTCCCCACCGCCTGCGCCGATATGTTCGGATAGATGATCAGCCGGTTGGTCGAACTGGCCCGATAGGTTTCGATCTTTGTCCATTGGGTCGTGGATAGGCCACTAATCGTATAGAGTGACCCACCTGTGTACACGGTAGAAATGGTCCCAGGACCAGAGATAATCCGGCAGGTACTATCGCCCACGCCGTTATTCCACGCGGTCCCCGTTGTATCGTACATCCCAACCGATACGTTGGTGGTCGTCCCGCCCTTAATCCATATCGAGGCCACATAGCCCGCAGAGGATCCGATGATCTGGTTTACTTGCCGGATCGCGGTCGTATCGTTGATTTCTATCTTTACGCCGCTGGCGGTGTTATCCGGCCCCGTTGTCGCGGCGGCTGTAACGGTCAAGCTAATCCCCGTCCAAGCGGCTGCTAAAAAGTTATTCGAATATAAAAGATAATTGGTCGAGGCACTTTCCATGAGCAGCGATGCCGACGTGGGCGTTGTATAATTATAGCGTGGCGCGTTGATCGATGCTGTTGCCAGATAGCCGTTCTTGTCGGTATAGGTCGCTGTCGTCGCCCGCGTGACCATCGAGGCAATCCCCGTTTTCGAGATTAAATCCGCCGCGCGCGTAACCGCCACCGTCGATGTCGGAATAAAAGACGACGCATTCCCCCCAAGTTCAAATTGAGGCGCGGCAACACGGATGGTAAAGTCAATGACTTCGTTCAAGGTCGTGGTATAGCGCAGCGCGAATTGAGCATAGGCCACGGTTGCCTGCGTCAAGGTATAGGTCCCCGCTACGCGGCGCAAGGTGCTGTCTGTTACGGTGGTCTTAAAGTTAGTCGACGATGACTCAACGCTAGTTTGACTGCTGTTACGCCCCACAATCATCAGACTAATCCCGCTTGCACTGGAGGGCCACGCGCCGCCGACAAGGGCGAAATAGCCACTGGCGGTCCATGTCTGGCCGTTCGATCCGGCCTGCGCATTGTTGAGCATCGGGTCCAGAATACCTTGTCCAGCCGCTGTCGCTGTTCCATTAACGCGAATATCAACATAGGACATCCCGTTCGGCAGCGTTCCAGTCCCCACGATCGTATGGGTCAATCCGCCGACCGCGCCGCTTGTCCACGTGGTCGGGAAGGTGCTTGGGGAAGTACTCGCTCCCACCATGGTACTGTTTTGAACGGAATTGGTGCGCTGCTCCTCGACCAAAAGCCCAAGGGAGCTTTGCGTCAGATAATCATAGTCAAAGCGCGGTTCGTTGATCGCCGCCGTTGTTAACACGCCTGACGCATTGAAATAGGTCGCGGTGCTGGCCCGCGTTACCGTTGCCAGATCCGATAACGCCCGCGCTGATCCATTCGATGCATAACGGTTATTCTGAAAATCCATGAGCATCGATGGCGAAATCCCGTCAGCAAGATAGGAGGATGAGGTGTACCATGCTATACCGTTGGTCCTAGTTCTTGTTCTTTGTCTAATCATTATAAGTTATCTCTAAGAGTTGCGATTTGTGTTTCGATGGATTGTAATCATGCTTTACCTTCAACCGTCAACGCGGCTTCACGGATACGACGCTGTATAACTTGACATTCATCCGACATTTTTTTTACACAATCAAAAGGTTAATTCTTGTTACATCAGAAATAGTACTCGGTGTTGCAGTTCGAATAGATATGGATGATGTATCACGTGCGTATTCCCAAGCAATGGATGAGTTTGCAGTCCCTGCAGTCAGTAATGCAACGTAGTTTGTGTTCGGTAACGCAGACGTAAAATTTATTGTATAATCACCAGTTCCATTATCTGTAATAGACGAGCAATTCGTTGGTGTTCCGTAAAAAGAAGGGGTTCCTGTTCCGTTAAAACAACATTTGACAAGAACAGGAGATGTAAACGTAGCGTTTAACGTAGATCCTGACATAGAAAGATTAGAACCGAGCGTGATCGCTGCCATATTCCCAGTTGTACCTCGCCCTAATAATTGGGAAGAAGCTAGAGATACATCTAATAAAGATGTGCTCCATGACGACGTTGAGCCATTTGTAGTTAGAACTTTTCCAGCATTTCCAGTTTGAGACGGAAGAATATTATTTATATCGATTCGCTCGGACTTAACTGCAAACCAAGCATATCCAGTGCAAACAAGAATAACTGAATCATATTGATTCAGTATAGTATAGGTCAATGATCCGTTTATTGTCTCTGTCGAATCAGCATCTACTGTTACTGATCCTGTGGAGTTATTATAGATCATTATATGAAAACCGGAACCAGCAGATGCAGCAGGAGGTAACGTGGCTGTCACAGCTGACGTACAGTTGTAAAACGCTCCATCTTCAGATGATGCGACAATAAATGATGTCCCTTTCGTATATAATGTGTTTAGAAACAAACCATCGAAACCTAATGTAACAGCGGAAACTAGTGCATCAGCATAATTTTTAATTGGGTCAGCAAGTTTACTTTTTATTGTTGACCATAACACTTTGTTTGCTGTTGTCGCTGAACCGTCATCAGGTGGTGGTGATGTGTTATAATTAGATATTGTTGGTGGTGTGAATGTCATTTAGATCACCCTTTCTTGCTACCATAGATTATCATCACTATGGGTGTTTTTCAATCTATTTACCGATAGTACTCTTGATTGAATCTAGTGCTTTTTGAGCTCCCACCCGACGAATACCACGTGTCACTTCTTTTGCAGCAGTCCCTGCGGCAATACCAGCTACTGTGGCTGGAAATGATGCCGCCCCAGTAGTCGTTAATCCTGCTCCTAAAGCTCCTAAAGGTATAGTCTCGCGTAGATTGAGATTTCTAAGGTTCATGCCAAACGCTGAAAGTAAGTTAGCGGGCAACTCTGTAAATGAGACTTTAGACACATTTTTCACAAGAGATTGTTGCTCTGGCGTTAAATATTTGAATTCAGGTTTTCCTGTAAAATCTCTAAATAATTTTATAAGTTTTGTTCTGTCCCCGTCTGCCTTCTTAACAAGTTCAGCAACATTCTGGTAATTTATAACTTTCTTATAGTCATTTATACCTTCCTTCAATAATTTCACAGCTTCTGGTCCGGCATTTCCTTTTATAAGGAAGTCTTTATCTCCGAAATTCGTGTATACTTCATCAAATTTAGAAAGCATCTGGCGTAGTCTCGTTGCGTCATAACCTTGCGCCGCCCCCAAAGCCTCTGAAATAACGCGCCGTGTTTCGTGCAGCTTCTCAATATCAAACTGCATACCTGGTGTTTTTTGGCTTTTTGTAAACATAGCCTTGATCTCTTTCAACGCCCCTATTGTGTTTGGGTATAATGTATTCGCTTCTGAAAGAGAAGATGCTACGCCACTAGCATCTTTTACATCACTTAGTAACTTGGCGATTGAAGAATTTTTTATACCAGCCCCCGATGCTTTAGCGGTGTTTAGTTTTGCCCCAACACTTCTTGATAAAGCGGCCGCAGTATCATCTAATGTCTCTCTGGATTGGTCTAGTAAAGCACCTTTCACACCAGCAGTTGTTCCTGAAGCGAGCCCTGGTATAGAGCCTCCAGCGATGCCGGCTGCCAATTTAACTGGTAAAGGTAATCCTGCTTCATCTGCTGCTTGGTAAGAAAGTGACCCTGTGATACCAGGTAATGCACCAGCGGCTCCAGCGAGCATACGACCCCCTGTCGCACCAGATACACCAGCCTCGACTAGTCTATTACCTATGTTTTTGGATGAGCTAACCCCTGCTGATTCAAGCCCTTTTTCTAATGCAGAAGAGCCAAACGGAGGCTGTAGTTTTTGTCCAGTTAAGTAATTACCCGCGCTGTACACTAAGTCCGACGCTGCTGTAACAGGGAACGCCGCTGCTTGAGCCACACCCCTAATGATTGACGACCTTGCTTCTCTTGATTGATTTTTCCAGTTCTCACTGGATGTCAAGTCATTCGGATTCGTCTGCTGCGGTGTCTGTATTGGTGCTTGCTCTGCAGGGAATTTCTTGCGTAAAACAGCTTTGATTTCCTCATCACTCATCGTGTCTGGGAATTCATATTCAGTTCCGTTTACGAGAATCACAGGCATTATTCAAATTCACCAGTTTTTACATTATAAACTTTTCGAGCAACCGCAGGAGCAGTTTGTTTGGTAATAGGCGCAGGAGGAGGCGACGACATACCACCACTTGTATCCATCCGGTTCAAAGCAGCTTCGATGGCAACAGGGTCATTGTTGATTGTTTGACCACCAGGGATGTATTTCTGCCATGTTTTGTCATTAGCAACTTCGTCTAATGATTTAAGGAAGTTTACTTTTACGCCGTCGTATGTGAAAATCGGATTTTCGTCAGCGAATCTCTTAAATGCAGATGCGGCCCCTCTTATACTACCAACAGAGTCGAGATATTGAGAATAGAATTGAGCCCGTTGGGATTTACGAACAGTAACTGCTTTAGCGGCTTGAATAATAGATTTATTCAACTCCATCTTTTTCCCACGTCCAACACTTGTTTTTGCGAACAATTCCATCTCTCTATCAGACACAGCACCTTTAGTTAGATTAACAGCTTTAAGGGCACCTTCTACAGCTGCTTTGTCTAATGCTTGTGCATCCGCCCCGATGGCCGGAATATAATCAGCACCAAATCCTTGGTAATCTGGACCAACGTTATCAACAGATTGTTCGAGACTATTCAACGCCGCCATTTCAGCTGCCGTGTTGATCCCTTCTTGTTGTGTTGTTTGGAACTCAACAGCTTGTTCCACGTCTAATTTCCTATCGAAAGGACTCATCCCGCCTCTAGCGTCAGTTTCAGCCTTTTGTCGAGCTAATTTAATTCTATCTTCTTCTGGGAGTAGAGACAAAGTTCTCTCGAACGAAGTTGACCCTGTTGTAGAGCCTTTGTTCGGTTGCGCCTCTTGTGGTGTCTGCAAAGCAAAATCAATATTTCGATTAAAATAACCGTCTAACCCTACTTCTTTAGCAGCAGCACCGGTGTAAACTGACCGCATTTGCTCAAGAAGTTTTCCTATAGCAGCACGTTGTTGAGGGGTCTGCGCTTTACTCAATACAGTTGTTGCTGATTTAATGTCGTTTTCAAATTGAGACGTGAGTTCTGTCCTCAATTTTTCTTTGTCAATTGTATGTTGTGCTTGCGCAGCCGTCTGTGTATCAACAAAAGTTTTCAAGCCTTGCATTAATGGGTTCATTTTAATACCCCGTAATTCAGTAGTTGTTCAGAAGTTGGCAAAGCACCGCTGGAAGAGCTAGGTTGCAACCAGCTTGAAACAAGGTTACCAAACCCCCCAGCAATTGAGCTGACGCTCGATGCTTTGTTTGCTTCAAGCTGCGCATTTAGTTGCGCCAAATTTTGCGCACTGCCAGATACAGCTTGCAACGCTGCTAATTGGCTGTTCATTTCTTCTAATTGATATTTGTCAGCAGCAATACTCGCATCATACGCAGAAGCCAGTAAACTATTCGTGTCATTAATTTGTGAGATTTGATATTGCAAGCGTTTACCAACCAATTCTGTGTTCTTGTCCAATTCCTCTAGATACGACTTGGCACGTGCATCTGCTTCTTTTTGAGCAAATTCAGCTTTATCCCTAGACAAAGCGTCATTCCCGAAGCTGGACCCGATCACACGTCGTCGCGCTAAGTCTCCCCGTAAATCTGACGATGATTTGCGGCCTTCGTTTTGGATAGTATTTACCCTTGCTTTTGTGATGTCTCCGTATCCGGCAGATAGGCCAGGAAGGACTTTATTGACCTCGTCAATGGCGGATTGATAAGAACTCGTCACACCGGGGATAAGACCTTTAATATCCGAGGAATATTGGTTGCTTTTACCGGTTAAACTATTAACTAAAGCTTTGCGTTCAGGGCTCGTTTTTATAGATTGGTCGCCATATTTATTAATTTTTATCGTATAACCACCAGCGTCTTGATTAAATTCTTTACCTTTTTTCTTACCGCCTAGAAGTTTACTGACACCAGCGGATACGAGAGAACCTCCAATAGAAGCTGCGGTACTACTCGTCATTTTTTATACTCCTACTCTCATATATGCAGCATTTTTCGTCAGGGTATACTTCGTAAGAAGTTCCTACCCTTCGCATTATACCATACGAACACACTTTATCAAAGAACTTCTTGTCTTTTTCTCTAGCAAATTCGAGTATTAAATAACTATTATTTGTGTCATTGACTTTCTTCTTACGAATACTGTTAACGAAGTTAACGTAACATTCCAATATCAATCTATCTCCTGCCCATGGAAACCATAATATATCCGTTGTTTCTAAAATCCTGCCTTTACAATCAAACAATCCTATCCCTATAATCCTGTTAACTCCATTAACGTCACCAAAGAACGAAAACGGTGTTAAACTATTTTCTCCGATAAATTTATTAAGTAAATAAGAAAATTCTTCACTAGTGAGTTCTTCCTTGAACTCATCAGCTAGACCATCGAAAGCTTTTAATTTATAAGCAGCCCAGAAATAAGGCATATGGTCTTCTATGGCAAATTCATAAGAAGTGCGCCCGCGAAGTAATAAGGATAATTTAGGGGTTTGTTTTTGAGTCAAAGTTGAAGCCGATTTCGTTGATCTCGAAGTCGACTGAACCTGTATGCGAGATTTCGATTTGCGCTTCTTCACTTCCTCCGTCGGGCGTGAATTGCTCTCGTCTGAAGCGGCCTTCAAATGCTGTCCCAAAATAGATAGGTCCCCCGAAGTAGACTGTATCTCCAAAGTATTCTCCACCTGTTGATCCTTTCAAATTCACTATACATTCAGAGTTTTGTGGTGTGCTCCCTGCGAATAATATTTTTATGGTGATTGTGGTATCTTGACCTGAACGATATGATATGTAACCAGTGAACGTACGCCCGATCATCTGATTGTCTATCTTATAGAGTTTTGACCTCCAAATCGTCGTAATATCGCTCTCCCCTGCATCTTTGAAGCCCAGCTCACCTTCTATTTTATACAAATTCCCTTGACGATCACCCATAAAGGTATATTCCAACCCATCCCTAGGGTCAACCATAACCGCCATCGCTGTGGGATTAAAACTGAAATTATTGTTTGTTACAAGTTTTACCCACGGCGAGATTTCTTGCATGGAGACATCTTTAGAATACTGCCAAATCTCTTGATCTGAACCAGAATGGAAATACAGTTTTTGGGTTCTGGAATTATAGACAGACATCCAATCTGACTTGTCCGTTATCTGGTCTTTTATCATTGAACTCAAATCATCAGTTGCGACATCACCATAATTTTGTGTAGAATATAACGACTCAATCCGACCTGTCCTACCGTAGACTATATCATTCCCAGCGAAGGTCATGCTCTCAAGTCCAGAAGCAAAGCTGCGAGGATAGTAGGATATAATCGTCGTATCTGCAGAATCGAGCCCTGAAATCTTAAACATTGATCCTTTTTCTGTTGATATAGCGACTGAATCAAAGAACCCTAACATCCCGTTTACTGGGCGTAGATCAGGAGTTAGAACATAATAAGGGTCGTCTGTGCCAAGTGCTGAAGATGGTTTATTTGTGATTGACAATGTTGTGTAGTCTGACACTTTTGATGTTACGACCATATGCGGAACAGCAGTTCCTGACACAACGTTACCGAACCGTACTCGCTCGTTATCAACCCAGCAGTATTTTGCCTTGAAATCCCCACCTAGTGTATGCGTCATAGTTGACAATGTCCCACCGTTCCACACAAGAACCGGGGATGCGAGATTAAGATCTGTTATAAATACAATATCATCTAAAGGCCAGTAATGATGATTATGACCGCGTAATTTAGCTGAAGATGGCACTGAACCGACTGACACAAATCCAATCGCAGAAGACCAGTTATACACTGTGCTTCCGGCTTGCACTAAGATTGAGCTATCCCCATTTGCGTTAACTAAGTTAACGAACCCGCGTATTTCTGAATCATTTGGGGCTGTGCCTAATTTAGAAATACTTTTGCGAGGACGTAGATTTTTATTATTGAAATCTAACACGAAGTTCTGACCTGTTGAACATTCCCCGTCGGAAATATCATCTTCAGAAGCGGCAGAGTTAATACCCCCTCCAAATTTAATAACTAACTTACTTGAATCACTTAATGGTGTAGGCATTATTCACACTCATCATTGAATCCTGATGGAAACGTCAACCAGCTTTTTCTCTGCTTATTTAAACTTATCATACCAGCCGCTAATCCGATAGCTTTATCGTATTTTTTGCGACTTACTACGTATCTACCCTCACTCTGGTCGTCTCTCTCCATTTTTATCTTTTCAGCGACAGCAGGGATCAAAACGTAATACGTGTCATCGTTAAAAGGAAACGTATCTGTAGCAAGAGTTTTAATCAGAGATTTGTCATACTCTAACGTGTACGCAATACCAGCGTCTTCTGCTTGCGGTATACGATCTAAGTATAACTGCCCGTCGGATGGACGTATCGCTGCATATAGAGGTCTCCCTGTGAATGCGTTAGGCTGTAATTGATCGTTCTCCAATTGCTCAAACCCGCCCGGATACTCATGAATTAAATACCCATTCGAAGCATTACGTAGAGGCCATTTGATAAACACAAGATCAGACGGTAAAGCATAATCTCTGTCCCCAGCTGATAAAGTCACAGTTGATGTTCCCATTTCATTAGGCATCGTCATTTGAGACGATTCATAAAGCTCTATTATCGTCTCATTCCAACAACTCACCGCTAGATCAACCAAGACCTGCCTTTGGGAATCAACTAAAGACGCGATCTCCCCGGAGTTGCCTTTTATAGCACCCATTCTTTTCAGAACGTCATTAACACCTTGGAGAAGCGTCTTTGCCATTTTTATTCACCAGTTTTTTGCTTTTGTTTGGGTTTCGGCTTTGATTTAATCGCTTCCGCCAGTTCAGCAGGATCTTTAATTTCATAAACAGCAGCGTGTTCAGCTGGACGTTGAATAACAATAGCTCCAAAAATGTCTTTGTACGCATTAACGTTTTTGTATGCGTAAGTCCCATTAGGTCCTTGCGTTAACAATTCATCTTTATGTAGATCGGCGATTTTGACAAGATGATCTTTCGGAAGCGAATCAGAAGACTCAATACCATTCGCCCAGAGCAAATAATACAACGACATACGGTTTAATTTCTCAAAAGGCGGGCGTGTGTCTGGGATAACCTGACTCGCGAAACCATCAACAGCTAACATAATCTTCTCCTTATTGTTAAAGTATAGAGAGGGAAGACCATCTTCCCTCTCTATTAGTTCATTATGACGAGAGCGATGTCGCGCCAGATTTGATCACGCGGACCCACGCTGTGTTCAACACCGCACCAGCGTGCCAGAATTTGTACGCAATGGTTTGGATTTCGTTGAAAGGATCAGATGTACCCCCAGAACCAAGACCTTTTTCAATGATCTCAATGCTCGCAGGCAAGCTGTCCATACCTTGCGCGGTGAAAGAACCGTCGGTATGACGGACACCAAGCCCGACAGAACCGAGAGCGTCTTGGCCAAAGATCGCCGTGGTGTACACGTCGATCAGCGACCCACCAGTGGAACGCAGACCAGTCGAACCCAAAGCACCGCCAGCGTTGGCGTCAGCCGTCGCGTCAGGAGATTGGAGGAACCGGACAGCATAACCAGCCGACTGGACCATCCCGAACTCACCAGGGACAGTGCGCGTATGACCACCGTATGTTTCAACACTTTTGAAACCAGGTAGGTTTTTAATATCATACGCAACATTTGGATGACACATGCCCCAGAACGCCGGCAGAACAGGCGACGTACCGATGTTCGTGCTTCCGTTTGCCATCGGGGTGAACGGAGTAGCAACGTTCAGGCTCAATGTGTTAACGACGTTGTCAATCGAGTTGATCGTGATTTTACTCACGAGTGCGCCCGTTGATGCAACACCACCAGCATAAACAACAGTGGCTCCATCATCGACGATGTCACGTTGCAGTTGGTTCAGCGAGCGACCACCAGCGATAGCCAAAGATTTGATAATCTCTGCTTTTTGTTCGCGTGGGTTGAACATTTCGGCTTCTTCCGTCAGGATTACTGTTTGCCCATATTTGGCGAGCGTCGCAGTAACATCAGTATTAGATGTCGTTGCTGCATCACGTCCGCCGAAGTAAGCGGCAGTCGTGGTTTGTTCGGACAACGCCGTCACAGATGGGGAAATCGTCCCGACCCGACGCCATTTGGCAGTTGAAGCCCCGGCGAATTTCGCCAAAGCAGTAGGTTTAGTCCCGGTCAAATACACGCAAAGAGGAGTGGCTTGACGTAGAAATTGTTGTTGAAATACAGCATTAATCGGCTTCTGTACTTCGGTATCAGTGGCTGAAATAGTTGCGGCCATTTTATTAGTCCTTTACAGTTGTAGCAGGTTAACCTCTGATAAACTTGTTGTGATATTGTTCAAATTCAAGATCACTCATTTCGCTCAATGGTTTTTCAGCGATCTCCCCGCCGGTTGAGTTAGCAGTTTTAATTGCTTCAGCCACTAAATTACGAGTAGATGACGACGCCTCATCATGTTTATTACCTAGTTGATCACGAAGTTCACCTCTCAACTTACCCTCGACCTTCTTCCAAGCCTCTGGATTCGTGTCTCGGTATTGATAAGCCTTGAGAAGAGCTTGATCACCAGAAATACGTTGGTGCAGATAACCACTAACCAACTTCTCCCCGATAGGTAAATCACCTTTCACTGATTTAACAGTGTCGAGAAACTTCTCATGTATCCTACGCTCGAATTCCCGTTCTGCTTCTACTTTTTGGAGTCGTACAAATTCCAAAACGTCGTTAATGTCAGAAGGGTTGACGGTAGTCTCGTTTTTAGCGGGTTCAGCTTCATCTTTCGGGACGAATGATTTTACTAATTCATCCAGATCGACGTCATTATTCTGTGCGCTGCTTACTTCCTCTGTCGAAGGCGTAACCTTCGCGTCGGGTTCTGTAACCACTGTTTGCGTATCATCCATTTGGCACCTCATTGGTTTCGCCTGTTAAATATGCAAGTAATAGATTTCCTTGCATAATTCTTCCTGAATTAAAAACCCAGTTAGAAACTTGTTCCTCGGACTTATCCGATGTATCTTTGCAACCCCTGTAGAGCAATTGGGATGGCGTTGGTATTAATTGCTGGATTTCCAGCAGCATATCCTTGAATCTCTGATCCTGCCGTAGTTCCTTGAGGTACTGCGAAGTAAGTATCGACATCTATAATCCCACCGTCTTTCAACAACTGTTTAGCAATAGCATCAAAATTCAAAGGTTGGCCTAATCCTGCTTGAACAGCTAACTGGTTCAACTGGACAGCCGTCATAATAGCCGACTGTTTCTGTTGCCGTATCGCTACACTTTCCGCAGGTCCACCTGAACCGAACACCTCGAAGCAAACCGTCTCTGGGAGCAAATCTGATTTGACATTTACATATGAGTTGTAAGTACTCATATAAACTTGCTCAATGTCATTTTCAATCTGTTCACGAGCCATATAGTAGCACATACCGAGCCATCTTTCCATAGGTGATTTCAATACTCTACGGACAAAATTGACGGTTCGGATTTGGCCTCGCTCGATTTCTTGATCTTTCGCGTATGCTGTCGTATGGGACACGGTCTGCGCGCCAAGGCGAGGGGCATTCACACCAGTGACATCCGCGTATTGGGTTAAAAACAGCTGGTACGCAGCCAAGATCGCGCTTGGGTCGCCGATCTTTATGACTTCTACGTCTCCGCTAGTCGCCCACTGCGCTCCTGGGAACACAAGGGGTCCACCATTGTTCCTGAATAGCATGTCGTCTTTGTCGTATTTAACAGGAGGTTGCGCGTTAAGCATCGCCACCTGAAGTAATCTGTTCAGGGATTCAGACGCAGATTTCTGGATAGGCAAACCTTTAAGAAGAGGCGAACTCCCGTATGGGTCGTCGACACACTCTTGATGGTACGGGACAATAATATAACTAGAGAACGGAAATTTATTATACTCGATACGTACTAAACGAGAGGATTTAGCACCGTTACACTGACCATTGATCACAGTTAAAATCACATTAGGTAAGAACAAACCGTCTTTCGATCCTTGTTTAGGGGCAACAAGATCACCTTCGAACTCTAAAAGTTCGACATTTCCGTTTTTATCAGCTTCTAATTCATCAAAAGACGACAAAATCCAACCGTCTCCTACGTATTCATCTTCTTTATTCTTCGCAGACATACGCAGATCAGTTAATTTCCGGCTCTGACGCAAGATGACAGAAGGAGCAATATACGCCCCGAATGCCATGTAATTTGCTCCTTGGTCGTCTAAATACACATCTTTTATAGATAAAGGGGCGAGGATTGGTGTTTTTATACTGTTATTATAAGTAACCGAAGAATCGTGTTTGAATATAGATTTTGCTGCGAGTCGAGCCCTACCAACACCTACACCATACTTAAACGCTTCAGCATTTATTAAATTCCATACTTTTTCATGGTCGAAGTTTTTAAGTTTACCGCTCACGAAACCAGATACATAGTCATTAATATTCTCATGAGTGATCTGCGACGGAGGGTCGATCTCACTTCCGACAATAAATGGTGTGTTATCTAGGAAATTGGCTACAAATTCTTCACTTGCGTATGCTTTTGCTCTGTAAAACTCTCCGTTCTGCGGGAACATCATACGGATAGCATCAGCGCATAAAATTTCTAGTGTCTGCGATTGGTTAGGAAGCTCAATCTCTGGCATCCAAGCGTTTCTCTTGTTGACAGACCCGTCTGCATTGCGTTTATACAGAACAGAAGGATCAATACTCAATTGGCGGTCAATTTCTGACCATCTTTTTTCTAATTTGCGGCGTTTTGTCTTACGACGAACGTATTCCGAGTTAATATGTTCGGCGATCGCGTCAAAATCCTCTTTAGAAATCTTTTCCACTGGTTTTTCTTCCAGTGCATCCTCTTTAGCGTCCGTTGTGTCGTCTTTCATGAGGGAACCTCCGCTTTCATACCGTCTAAAAATTCTTCCGCGCGCTTCTGTGCTGTCATAAGTCTATCATTTTTATCCGGAATTGGAAACAAAATAGGTGTGGTGTAAAATTCACCAGTTGTTATATGCTCAGGCCCATCTGATAAGGCGTACATCGTCTTGTAATGTGGGGAAAACTCGTCCTTGTCCCCTGTGCTGTACCCTTCGCAGATAAATATTTCCTTATCTAGATACTTAATCCTCTTCTCGATCTTCATTTTTTTGGCTTCCACGAGCTTTTCGAACTTATCTATTCTCATAAAAATCTCTCCATCGGAACATTCTGGATGGTGTCACCATTTGCGATATACTCTGGTACAGCAAAACGGCGCATCATATATGCATAAAGTGTAGCAGAGATAATATCGTCCAGTCTATCTACTATCTTATTGTCTTTTCTATGATAGTTTCTATATTCTTCGAAAAATTCATTGAGATGAGAAAATACTTTGAACCGACCGGTTTTAATTCTCTCGTAAATATCCATAATCCCAGTCTCTCGTGACTGTGCCCCTCCAACATCGTTCTTATGACGTGCCGAGATACTAAGTAAGTTCAAACCATGTTGTCTGTATGTGGAAATAAGTTGCTCACCTTTACCTTTTTCAGTGTTAAGACCATCATGCGGCCATGACACAGGGAACTTTTCCCCTCCCATTCGTTTTATTTTCTCACTATGAGATAGAGCATCCATCTTGCGCTCTTTATCCGCCGCAACGACGTAGACTATATCATTGTCAGGGTCAAAAGCGAGCTTAACTGTTGCTGCTGGATGGTCATACCCGAAGTCGATCCCGATAATCTGTGGCCAGTGCCGTGGTACTTGGAAAGAAGCGCAACTGATGTCTCCTTCTGGGAATGGGAATACCACGCCCTCCCCTCTCATTGGCACCCCTAACGACCGTGTTTTGCGCTCATGCTCAGGATATTTCTCAAGCATCAGTCGTTTATCCTCTTCGGTTATATGTGGCGCATCGTCCCATGTTACGTTCTTAATGTACACAGCGTCGCCCATGTCGTAGAAATGCTGTAACATCGGTGTGACACCAAGTAGCGGGGTGAATGTAGTAATCATTAACCCGTGTTTCGTCATCAATCGCGTTAGACATTCAGTGAATAATTTAGGATCGTTCGGGTCTTCATCAAGCCAGATACCATCTTGTGCTGTCCCTTGGAATTTCTGCCATCCTTGCTCATATGATTTCCAAGTGATCTCTGAAAAACCACCAGAGACATGTGCTATCTTAACACCATCTACGACACCGCTTATCCCTGCCATACGTGTTGTCGGTTTACCGAGGCGTTCCTTCGGTATCATCCCAGTTCCGAACGCATCACCAATGCCACCAAGTAATTCTTTTTGTGAGATGTCACGCAACGACTCGTTCGTCACACCGCAGCACCACCATGAGGTAGGTCCGTCAAACCGATGCCCGTCCCACCATGATGGGTAAAGCCCTGTTACATGAAACCCAACTTCTGCAGCGGCGGAGTAAGTGTTGTGTGTTATAATAAAATCATTTGTGATATATAATTGGTCTTCCGCATCAACAGATATACAAACTGACTCTTCCACTCCTAATTTCGTGACAGATTCAATAATAAGGCCCCTAGCTGTATATCCTGTGAAAACTTCATTTGTCTTTTTTCTAGGCGTGTCAAAAATACTTCGTTCGCTGCGACTAATATAAACAGAATATGAAACGTGCCTCCCACCTTTGTATTTACCATTTTTAATCCCGATAGATGCGTTTATCCCAAGGCTTCTCGCCAAAAACTGAACGTCCTCACATAATCCAAGACTTGTTGAATAAAAAACACGCGCCCCGTTTTTACTACAATATCCGTCTGTGTCCATTAAACCTTTTAATATCTGCATTCTTTCTCCCGGTAGAGCGTATAAATATTTCCCCGGAACACGTTTATTTTTAGACAAAACACCATGGACTTGTAAGCCAGTTAGAATGTCTTTTAGAACGTTGAAATGCCCGCCAGACGGGTAGCGTTTCATAGTAGCAAATTGGTACGTCTGTTCACCAATTTTATTAAACACACAGGCGTAATCAGAAGCAATATTCTTGCAATAATTTATAATATTATCATCAATATTAGTTAAACGCACACCCGCTCCGGTCAAACCGCCGTCACCTAATAGGACACCGAGTAAATACGGGTCAAGTGGGAGTTCCCCTCTATCTGAAAATTCACAAATCGGACGTTCTGGTATAGCAAATCTATAACCTGTGTCTATAAGTGGTTTCAATTCAGAAAGAGGCCGCGTCGAAAACTTAGAGTCTCTACCTTTTGAAACCTTCCTCACACACCACAGATGCTCTAAATCACATCTAACTTTTGATTTATCAGAAAACGTAATCTCGTATATATCCCTTGGACCTTGCGGGAATATACCTGTTACCTTTGTGGGCCTACCGTCGGAACCAGTTACAAAATCACCTACTTTTAATGATCCTATCTTAACAAACCCATCTGGGGTTAAAATAGGCTCACTATTAGGTTGCGCTTTTCCCACACGATTACCAGCGATAACCATGCGGTCTTTATACAACTTACCAGAATTGTGGAAATCTATCTGCCATGGATAAGGAGAATAGCGCAAAATTTTAGTTTCGCGCTTTATCCTCGCTAGCGTACTTAGAGCATTAGAGACTTTAGAATTGTCTCTATTCTCTACACGCTCAAGTGGGCTGTCACAATGTACCATACGGCAGAGGCCAGATCGACAGTTGCTGCACCTTCGTTTTGGAAACGAAACTCAATGACACCGTTTGCTTGCACATACGCCGTAACTGTAATATCTTGTAAATCAATAGGATTTACAATACCAAGGATCGTCGTCTTACCTAGTACGACACCAGTGCACCCTGTTACTTGTTGCGTCTCACCAGCGCCGTCAATTAAGCTCGACGGGTTGATTGTCACTGCGTACACAGACACCCCGCCAAGGCGGCCATTTCCCGTCATCGCTAATAGGTTAGAGTTCTCACGTTGGTCTGTGTGTCCACCTTGGATATCGACTTTAAGTTGGTTATTGTTAACAATTACTGTAGCTGCTGGCATTATCTTTACTCCTTAAGGTTAAACAACTGAACGATACGACAAGGTGTCTGTGCCACGCACGACAAAGTCCATCGTCTTAATGTCGGATGGCAGCCATGTTCTGCGAGTGCTCCCGCAGTCTTGGTTGCCGTTTCCAATCTCAACGTACACGTCTGTATCTGTCACAACCCTCGCATACTGGGAGTTTCCAGGTACGGTTACATGCTCCACTGTCGTGGATAACGACGTGTCTTCTGAACTAGAGATCAACCGACCATATGCAGGTTGAGAATTATTAGTCGTTAAACGCTCGTCTTCATAAAACTCAACAGTCAACTTAGCCATTTCCAAATATCTCCTTCAGATTACCTGACATCACTGTCACTTTCTCCTTACAGTCTACTGCATACTTAACCCAGTCGTCAAGCGTTGAATTATTATTATAATTTGTCGTAACACAAGGTGGGTCAAAGTAATGACCCTTGTCGTCGAGCGGCATCCCACAGATCACAACTCTGTCATATCCAAGCGCGAAGGCTGTCTTTACTGCGTTAATCCCGCTATTGCCGTGTACCCACTCCCAGACACGCATCCCCTCCCCAACTGGCCCCCCAGCTCCATTGTTCGTGTGCAGACGAGTTCCTGTTGGTAACCCTGGACGCCTCGCCAGCGCCCATCGCCCAAGCATCACCGCGTCATTGGAGTACCAGTGTGTGACAACACCTGGATAGTGCATCCCAATGTCGTTGATACACATCACATCCATACCGATGATGTCCTCAGCTCTCTCCAAGTCATCCCACACGCAGCGACCACTACCCACAACAACACACGTCTTCATACCTCAATACCCCTTTAATCCCCAATGCTTGAGCACGACTGATGTGTCCATCATGACCTGCATCCCGTTCCGTCTCACTCTCTCACAGAAGCTATAGTCCTCTGGCAGCTCGACTCCATCCACGACGTCAAACCCCCACCACTTGCGCATCTCCCCTCGCTCTGTCTGTATCAGAGGCAGCTCATGGGCGATCCTCTCAAATACATCACGTGTTATAAGCATAAATCCTGTGCCAGCATAGTCAACGGGAATAACACCTGCCTGAAGCTCGTCCAGCTGCAGTAGTTTCCCGTCTGTGTGTGCTGCCAAGTCACTGCCGTCTCGCTTCAGTCTATACACTCCGACAGCCACATCCGCTTCTATGTTCCATAACTTCTGTACATCCTCACTCGTGAACTCAATGTCCGCGTCAATGAACAGCATATGCGACCACCCGCTATGCATGAACTCTTCTGTTAAGTAATACCTGTTTCGATGCACCGCACTGTCGCTACCAGTGAGAATGTCATATGGAACTCCCGATCTCTCTAAATCCCTTACCAGCTCCACTACACTCATCATATGCTTACCCATACACCAACCAGCGTACTGGGGTAGACATATTAATATCCCTTCACGTCTCGTCATACTTCTATCACCTTTCCCATGTCCTTAATCCCCAGTATCTCTGCCTCTGCCATTGCCGCTTCAACTGTTATCGTACCAGCCTTCACCAGCTCACGTAGCGCACCTATGGCCTCCTCGGACGTGGTCATCTCCACCTCTAGTTTGTCTGCCACTTTCCCGTCTATCCTGTCATGTATTAACCCCAGTAACTTAATAAGGTCACTCGGTGACACCGCATTCGCCCTAATGCTATTTAATAGCGACTTAACTGTTGGTTTGCGTAATGCCAGTGATATATCTTTAGCGTTTGATGCTTTATCCAGCTCTGCGAACGCAAACGCCATATCAGAGTCATCGTTTATATTATCAAAGTTCTTCAGGACATAATCTTGAGCTGTGATGTTACCTTCCATCGCTCGGTTAATGCGATCGGCGATAATCCGTCTCTTTATGTATTCTGGACCCAGTTCGTATGCTCGTTCAAGCTCTGGATACTCGTCCAGTCTTGCGCGTACATCCTCCCATGCGACCCCTAGTATTTCTGGTAGGTCGGTTAACTTTAAACCAATCCCTTTTAACCTCGCAAATAATGCAGGGGCGTTTGGGTCATCCCATGTGAATGCGTCACTTATTTCCATTCTTAAGTATTCTTTGCACCATTGCTAATGTTATGTTTAATTGTCTTGCTATATTTCGATACGTCATTCGTGCTTCCCGCATTTTTACGACGGCGGTTTGTGTTTCTGTTGTGTATTCTCTCGGACGTGCCATCTGATAATTGTATCGTTATTTAGGGCAACGTGTCAATGTGAATTTTTTATGCGCTGTACTGTAGGTGTTTCGATACAACTTTGATGTGCGGAGTTTATGCGTTGATGCTGTCCCAGTACAACCATACGTCAAGGGGTGGCGGTAGGGTATGCATTATGTCTTCAACAATGCACTATACAACAAATATCAATACAATAATACAGCACTGATAAAAACATACATGGTTTTCCGCAGCAATATTAAACACGCCACGTAGCATATCCCCCTCATTGAATTAAGACAATCGATTATAAAAACGCATAACGTATATTACAGCAATTTAACAATGCAACAAAATCAATAACTTAATTCTGATAATAAAAACTGTTCTAAAATTATGGTAAAAAATCAGTGTATCGGAAAGTGATTTTTACTATATGAAAAACATTGCATAAATTATTCAGGACTTATTTGTTTTCCAATTTGCGAAATAAGTAAAGAAGGTTGCGATAATATGTATCGAAACAGTGTTTATGTATACCTTCTTTCGCTTAATTGCACACTTAATTGTATAAATTATGAGAATTAAGTTAGTCGGTTTTTATCAATAAATATTGGTATTAAATGCATTTGCAGCCCCTTCTTTGCTTTTTTACTCAAAGTGACTTTTTTTGTCTTTTATATGGCAAATCAAAAACAATTCAAATAATCAAATTTTCAAGGACCCAATTCCTATAAATACAAACATAATCTATAAATTAACCAAAATGTAATAACCAGCCAATTGACAAGACATAATCACCAGCCAATTTGTTAAAACCAATGTTATTTTACAGCATAAATATAAATATGCTCTAAAGGCACTTTTTTATTATGTAAAGAATTTATTTCTATAATAATACAAATTTTTTACATGTTTCGGGAAGTAAGTAAGTAAGGTCAGCTATTAAAAAATACCTTATTTATTCACCCATGGCAATATGGCAACTGATAATATAACCAAAACATGGTTATATTATCAAAAACACAAAGAAATAAAATAACCTATAAAAACTCTTGAATTAAACCCGCACATTGTGCATACTATATTTATCAAGAGGCAATCACGCCCCTTAGATTAACCTAAAGGAAAACAATCATGATGAACATTCTAGACCTATACAAAGACTATAGAGCAATGGGGCTTACACACAGAAACGCTATCAGGAATTGCCGTGATGATATCCGAATTTGGCTTTCTGGAAAACGAAAATGTGAAGCCTTGCTGGCTTTGCGTCATGTAAAAGGGGAATAATACCATGCCGCAATTCAAACCTATAATACATAACTTGTCACCTGATGACCATGGTTATGCCGAATGCCAGCTCTATAATGACCTTATAAGCAAAAGGCCTAAAGGAAACGGCACATTGGCTTCTAAAATACAAAAATTGCGTGAATGGCAATCACTTTGCATCGACGCGCTGGAAAAAGCACACACAATCGTTAGAAAGGAAAACAATCATGGAAAACAATCATGAATGGCATGTATCTGCCGTGGTAAAATGGGACAAAGAAACTGCAGAAGAATATTATGCAAAAAATTTTGAAGAGATAAATATAGGGGACAAAAACCTTACTAACCTATATTATATCGATAACTGCAACGTTGACAGATTTAATCCATCAAAAACTATTGTGGCTGCACCATCTCATGATCATTGGCAAGTCTATTATTGCCCCAATGACCTAGCAAAAGCATGGGGTTATACGCCAAGTGACTCAGAGTTATGGGATATCTTTGCCCATTATCTATGGGACAAGCCTATATATGGTTTTTGCAAAGTTAATGGCCAAGAGTTTGTCTATGACAGATATATGTATAATTATGAACGTGCTGAATGGATCGAATCTATTGCAAACGCAACGGGTTGCCCGCTTGACATATTGGAGTCTGTTATCCCACAAGAGCCTTCTGTTTAACATAACCAATGAAAGGAAAACAATCATGAAA